TGCTGCCTCATTCACAACAAGCGAAGCCAAACAGTTATCTACCTCTGCCTGTGTCCAAGCTAGATCTGCCGCCAAAAACGTAGTCATTAGAATTGAAGCATCAAGACAATTAACATCTGCTGTTATCAAAGTCCCCTCTATACGGAGATATGTCATAGACGCAAACGGGGCAAACTGAGATAGATTCCCACTAACCGTAGCATCGAGCATATCCACTAGTATTACACCAGACCAGTCTCCATCGGTAGTAAATGTGACGGTATCGCCAATAGTCACGTCAATACTGGCTGCGACACCAGTAGCAAAAGAAGTAGCCAGGCCGCCAATATCCCACTCTATACTTTCTACCATAAAGGTGAGTTTAGGGGCAATATTTCCTGTTGCTGTAGCTGTAAATGCTATTGTTGCCATTATTCAGTATCCCTCTCTGCGATTGCTCTTTCAATCTGAGGGATTACTCTTTCAATCTGAGGGATTGCTATTTCAAGCCGAGTAATCAGCCTTGTAACATACTTTGAAGGAAGAGACGCACTGACTCGCTCAATAGCCCTCCTGATCTTACGCCGCTCAACACGAAGTAATACTCTTACCCTGGTATGGACTTTCTGGCTTAAAATCGCATCGGTAAGCTTACGCTTCTCGGTGTTTAGATAAACAAGAGGCTTATTTTGAAGTTGATATAATTTTTTAGGATTGGTCACAATAACCTCTACGCATTTATCTTAACAACGGTAGTTGTAGCTACTGTACAAATATAAGCATCTGAGTTTGTATAGTCCCAACAAAGATCTCCTTTAGCCATAGCTGCAGCAGCAGGAACACCAGCTGACTGAAATGCTCTATGCTTCATACTATGCATATTCTTCATTCCAGTTTTAATCATTATCTTTTCTAGAACTTGTGAGCCACTACCGGCTGTTACTTCTGTAACTGACATAATTTATTTCCTTAACTTACAAACACAAACTGTTGATTTATAGTTAGTTACTTCTTTAAACTCTTTACATTCTATAATTTCAAATCCAAAAGCTTCTAGCATCTTTTCAAAACCTTCTCTATTCCAAAAGTTTACATGATCTTCATTCACTGTTATATCAGCACCAACTGTATCACAATTAGGTGTAGATATAATTAAAGTACTATCTTCCAACATACTACTTTTAATAGTCCTAAGTAAATGATCATAATTCTTAATATGCTCTATAACATCAGCACAAATTACAACATTGAATTTATCTAATTCATGCAATTCTTCTAAATCTAAATCAAGTTTATCTAATCCACAAGTAACGGCACAGTGACCTTGAATAATATTTTTTAGTTTAAGACCTGTACCACAACCTAAGTCTAACACACTAGAACTTTTAGATACATACTCTAAAGCTTTTTTATAAGTAGCTAGTTGAAACTCTAACTTCTTTTCTTTAGGATAAAACACTTGCTCTTCACCTACATGTCCTACTAAAACTCTAGTATCAATCCTAATAGATTTACCTAAAGCTTTTAAATCACGGCAGAAGTTTACATCACTTCTAACCTGATGTAATTTTCCATCTTTAGCCCTATGCATTACATCTTTAAAATAAGGTTTTTCAATCTGACTAAATACTTTTAAGTCTATCAACGTGCAACCAAAGGCACAAACATCTACTTCATAAGTTGAGCCATTTAATTCTAAGTTTAGTGGATGATAATAGTCTTCATCAGCTTTCAAGAATCCGATCTGTATACCATCTGAATTTCTTTTTGTAATAAGTCCGCTGACAGCAGCAGCTCCCTCGTTCCCCAAGAGACAAGGAAGCATACTACTATCAACGATATGATCTGAATCTAAGAAAAGTATATGAGTGCAATCCTTTTTTAAAGCTCTTGTTACTAATCTATTTCTAGCTTCTGCAACTTTTAAACCATCTACGTGAAATAAGAACAAATCAAACGTCTTACCCCATGACGATAGAACAGAAATATGATTAGGATAAACTAACGGAGAAATAGCACCGTAAGTATGGACAGCAACAGCGATCTTGGGATTCGCACTCATTATAAAAAACCTTTCAAAGATTATAGACAATTAACATAAACATCTACAGCCACTACTGCACCAGTAGATGCCGAAACAACTTCAAGCAGTGTATAATTCTTCTGATACTTTGGAGCTGTACCAGCTGCTGTTGCTCTAGCAAGAGTCGTGGTACCATTAGCACCAATATACTCCTCACCAACAGCTCCAGCTGTACCGGAAACTGCCAGAGTTCTAGAATTAGCAAACCTGCCCTGAACCATAATCCAGCCATACATGTCACCACCTGAAGCACCAATAGCAGTAACCGCCATACCTGCAGCCATCATAAGATCAGCTGTTGCAGGAGTAAGAACACTCTGGAACATAGCAACTGAACCAGCCAAAGCAACTTCATAACATACAGGTTGTTTAGCTGTAAGTGCGGTGGTAGCTGTATTCTTTACCCACCTATAAGCATTGCCGTCCTCAGTTCTTCGGATAACACCTACACCTTCTTTATCCGTTGCAGAGAGATCAGTAAGCTTTGTCTGAAAAAGAATCTTTTCAGCCATAATAAAACCTTTCTAAATAAATTATGTAGCCCATCGGAAGTAACCGTGACGTCTAGGCTGATTAGTTGTCATTCCAGCGGCAGTACATACTATATATGCAACCCGCTCCATTGCGTTAGTACCTACACGCCATTCAGTCATGTCGAACCAAACAGTTGGATCATATACATACTTGATATAATCCATGTTCAGGAACAACATTTCATTACCTAAAGACGGCTGATTAGTAGCTGCCTCAAGCTTATTTGAATAAGTAAGCGTAGCACCCTTAAAGGTCAACGTTTCAAAACCTAAATCAGCTGCAACCTTATCAAACGCTGATCTTACAATCTGCTGCTTATCACTAACTTCTTCCTCATATGCTTCATACAAATTCTGTGAAGCAAGAATAAAGTTAGGACTTGCCTGACCATTAGTAATCATGTTGTAAATATGAGCCATGTCAGATCTAAGGTTCAAATCAAACGGAGCTGTACCAGCAAGAGTCTTAGTGGAACGAACTTCAGTTGTTGCCGTAGTACCAGCCCAGTTTCTCCACCATGCGTTAGATCTATTGATATACCCATTGTTAGTACCAGAATTATAAGCGTCACCATCAGAACCAGTTCCACCACTTGTACCAACTGTAATAGCAGCATGAGGAGCACAAACATCAAACAAACCCTTAGGCTGTGCAAGTACATCCCATGTACCATACTGATGAATCATAGTCTCAATATCCTGAGATACAGATTCTTTTGCAATCTCAAGACGTCTTGCTACATAACTCTTAATCATGCTAGGACCTTGGTTCTTCTGATCATCTGTCAAACTTCTATTGACATCAACCAGGAAGTATGCCCAATCCCATCTAGCCATTGTATCAAGAGGAGCTTCGTTCTGTTCTAGAACTGAACCCTTCTTGAATCTCTGAATATTTTTCTTGCCATATCCAACAGTGTCAGTGTAGTACTCACCACCAACCTGCGGGAACATAACACCGAATTCCCTAAGCGCTAGCCAGACAACATTACTTTCCATTATGTTGTCTTGAACTTCCGCTTTTATTTCGTACCAAGTATTGACAAAATCATCATCAATAGTCTTGGTCAACACAGGAAGTGTTGTCATAAAAAACTCCTATAATTAAAGTTAAGTGATTACGATAACTTTAAACCTTTAATTTCCTCCATTTCGTCTAGCGATAACTCTTTCAGCCGCATCTTCAAGAATATTCCTGAACTGCCTTTTGCCAACAGGTTTCCGCCCTACGGGTTTATTTTTAGGTCTTACAACATCATCGTCTGCTGCAGACAAATCAACATCTGGTTTTTCTGAGTCAGTATGCTGTGCTGCAATAGTGCCAGCGGCTTTCTGACTAATTACGAAATCATATGCTTCTTGATAATTCATACTCTGAAATCTCTTTAGTGTTGCAGAAATTTCTGTATGATACTTATCAAAATCCTTATTCTTTGATCTAACTTCTGATAGTGCAACATTAGCTTCAGTCTTCATAATATGTTTAGTTACATTATCAAACTTGTCTTCAAGACCTTTAAAGTTTTTGTCTATCTCTTGAGCTGCCTCTTCTCGAGTTGCAGACAAAGCTCCTTCAACAGATTCAGCTACAACTTTAAGCATCTCCACATTTGACATTGAGTTGATGCCATCTTCTGAAGAAGGTTGTGTGGCTTCTTGCTTAACACCAAACTTTGCTTTAAGATCTTTTTCTTTAGCAAGTTTGTCTGAATCTGCTTTAGCAGAAACTGTTCTCAACTTTTCAATCTCTTCGTCTCTAGCCTTTAAAGCTTCAGTGGCATTAGCAATAAGCTTAGTCTGTTCTGCCATTGTATCTTTCATCTCACGAATCTGAGGACTATCTACTTCTGCTTTATTTTTAGGTGCATCTACCATTTTAAAACCTTTCTAATTCGTCTCTGCTAACTCTAATTTTCTTTGCTTTCTCTTAGCGGCTATCTTATCGTTAAGAGATGCTTTTTTAGTCTGAACAACTTCTTCAACTTCTTCAACTTCTTCAACTTTATCAGCAACATATACAGTTTCTGAATCATCAGGAACCAAAGTTTTCTCAATCTTATTATTAGGTGTCACTGCCAAATCCACAGTTTCAGAAGTCTTAACTAATTCTTCAATCTCTTCTTTGTTCATGTCACGTCTAACTTTTTTCCTATAAGCTCTGATATGACTCTTATAAGCTAAATCTGCTGCCCTAATAAGTCTACGAAAATCTTTCTTCCGAAGATGAGGGCCAGTAATTTTAACGTCTATCCTTTCGTCTTTATCAGCTGTTATAGTAAATACTGTATCTTTCGTCTCGTCTGTCACAGTAATGCTCCTAGTTCTAAATTCTTGGCTTTCGCATATGTTCTCATTTCCTTTGTACTATGAAATGTTTTAGGTTGAGCTTCAACATTAGTTAATGTTATACCTTCGGCAGGAAAGACGTAACCATTAAAAGATGCTATCTTCTTTACCATAGGTTTGCCACAACAATTAGGACGACTATCCCAATCCTTCTGAAAAACATCATTAAGGTCTTTACCACAATCTTCACACTTGTAATCATATATAGGCATTATACTTGTCCCGCTGATAACTGAGGTTGCTGTTGACCTTGACCAGTCGAAGTAATAGCACCAATCAACTTTTCAAATGAAGGATCAGCTGCAGCACTAACAAGGTAATCTAACAAGACACCCATTTTTTCTGGAGGTATCAACCCTGCAAACTGCTGAAGAACCAACATAGCTTCAACTTTTCTTTCTGACTTACCAACAATACGTTTAGTATTCAGCATAACACTATAACTATAATCACCTTTAAGTTCGTTACCAGTAAAGGTTACAGGTTTATTATCTTGCATTATACTTCTAGGTTTAGTCCAGAAAGTAAACACAAAATTATTATAACCTTTAATAGTATCACCATACATCTGTCTTACATTGTCTATCCTTCTTCGTTCCCTCTTATCAGAACCTGCAGCAACCTGAGAAACTTCTCTTGCGGTTCGTCTTGAACTAGAATCAAATTCACCAGTCTGATTTCTAGAATAACCAATAGCTTCTCTTGCATCAGACCTAACAGCATTAGAGTCAACCATATAGTTATAATTATTAACCGTATTAACTGGAGTTATAACATCTTTAGCATTTCGATTACCCTTATGAAAACCTACAGCTCCAACATCACCAGAGATAAACTTATCAACTTCGTCTTGAGATATCTCTTTCTTATTTGCCATGAACTTCAGAACACTAAGACGCCTTGTCTTTGTACTCTGAACAGCAATATCATACATATCAGCTTGGAGTTGTCCAAGATAATAAGCTTGAGGTGTAGTCCAAAAACTTCTAGAACCTTGTACAAAGTTAGTTGCTACATAAGGAATACCATAAAGTTGTAGAGCATCTAAATCTTTTCTTAAAAACTTATCATAATCTCTGGTTATAACAAGTATCTCACCAGTTCGTCTATCTCTGATTTCCCACAGTTCATTGTAAACAACTACAGAATTCTGCTGATAAGATTTAACACTAGTCCTATCATATCTATTTTTCATACCTCTATGAACTTTTCTATCTTCGTTCATATAAGCTTCCATAGAAATCTGAGGCTCTAGATTTTTAGTATTCTTATATTTCCTATCCTTCTTAAGACCCGCATTTAATCTAATAACTCTATGAGCTACCCATCTAGCATCTTCAAGTTCTCGACAACCCCAAGGCACAACAAAGTCTTTAGGATTAACAGGTCTAGCCCAAGGCATACCAGGTTGATAATCATTATACTCAATCCGGTTACCTTGCTTATCAAACTGAGTAAACGTCATACCTTCAGGTTCACCAGTCAAGTTTCCAATATCATAGTCAGGATCAAAGCCCCATTCACTATCATACCCAAGCTTCATAATAGCTTTACCTTTAAGGTAATTATGAAGCTCACATTGTTCAACTTGAGCTTTAAGTCTTGTCTTCCTTGTCAACCAGTTATCTACGGCTTCTAAAGTCGGTACTTTGTCAACAGAATTAGGATGTTCAGCCATTATAGTAAATTCAGGTTCTGGTACTGTGATACCTGATAAGAGTGAGTCACCCATAGAATATATGAGGTTAGAACCTACAGAGGTATGACCATGAGGACTATTATAAAAATCCTGCTCAAGTCTATCCCAAGCATCTTCAAACCCATATAGTCTGCGATACTCAAGACCATTCTCGATCTCAATCATCCAATCTTCTGGAGTCATCTTAGGCATTAGCAATTTGTCCATAATAAGGTCTAGTATATTTTAGAGCATCAATCTGATTACCCATATCATGCCTGTAATTTAGATGCTCGATACTTCTATTTTGAATCTCTCTTAAAATACTGTCAGCTGAATTAGGTTCAGCCATACTAAGTTCGTGCTCAGCAACTATATGCTCAGCATTAACCTCAGCCCAAAATGCTAACTGAAGTTGCAAAGCATCAGGTAAATCATCATGAGAACCTTTTGGAAAAGCTAATAGTTCTCTTTCTAAATCCGAATGTGCTGCTTTAATAAAGATTCTGTTATTAGCAAAGAACGGTTGAAGACCACGAATTCTGTCTTCCTTAGAACCTTTTAAACCTTTAATCTGATTAACTAAGAAATTCCTACCAAGTTTATTCTGTTGTCTCTCTAACCAATAGCACAACGTCCTTTGATAACTGATTGCTTCAATAACAACTTCGATCGGATGATAAGTAGCTTCATGTTTAAAGATAACGTTAATCAACTCACCTGGAGTCATACGTTCTCTAGTATACTCAAGAAC